GGTGGGCTAGAGTTATTAGGGTGGTATGAAAATCATAAAGGACCATTCTGGGTTTATTTAGCATATGATAGATATGAAGATAGAACTAAGCATAATCAAATTGTTCAAATGTATTTTAGGGATTTTTCTTACTCTGTAGTAAAAAGAGGATCAGTTAATCATGACCTATGGAATATTAACTTAACGCTAGAAGAGGTTTAAAGTGTTTAGCAATAGCGACCTTGTAGAATATTTAAAAACATCTAGTGACATTTCTTTAAAATCAATTGTTATTGCTGAATGGAATATGAATGTTCCTGGAAATGTTAAAAAAATAGGAAACTACAGGTACAGACCATTAGATGTTTCTAGTATTTATAAAAATATTCCAAATACTTTTGATTTAGAAGATGGCGGAGATTATTATACAGATGCAGAATTATCTTATGAGCAAATACAAAACACATATAACACTGACGACACTCCTCAATTATTTAAATCTTTAGATCAAAAAAGATCTTTATATTATTCTTTAGAAGACTGTATTAGACCCTTTAGACCAAGATCTGGCATTAATAAAATGTCTTTTTTTGCTAAAAAATATATACCAACAAATACCATGTTTGGAGATAATGCTCCAAGATATTATATGTCATCAAGAGACGATATTTTTAAATACTGGACATCTTATAGAAAAGAAAATGAAACTGAAAAAGGAATTGCAAATAAAAAAGTTAATGGAATTAACTATATAGAAGATTCTTGTCCATTTGTGGTTTACAAAGAAAAAGTTCCCTGCAACAGAATTGTAATAAAAATGCAAACCAATGTAGGACAAAATGATCCAGGAAATTTTCAAGATATTGTTGGAACAAGCACAAGCCCTTTTTATGGCAATGAAAATAAAACTATTCCAAGCAAATTTAAAATACAAATTTTAAAAAATAATAATTGGATAGACATTTTAAATATTAATCAAAACGATAGAAGAGCAGATGGTTCTGATATTATTGGTGCAGATGGATATCTAGAATTATCATATTTAAGCAATGAATGGTTTTTAAAATCTGAAACAGTTAACAGTGAAACTGCATTTGTTACAAAAATTTCTAACCCATTAAAAACTACTAATAGCGACGGTACATTTTTTTATAACGAATTTGACTACATTGAAGGAATAAGAATAGTAGTTTTATCAATGAACAAATTTGATTCAACTTTTGATTTAATTGAAATGTCTCCAAGACTTACTGTAAATATTTCAAATAATATTTTAGATTTTTCAATAACAAAAACAATGTCGGACATGTCTCAAGGGGCTATTCCAGTAGGACAATTGCTTGCCTCAAACGGAACTATTTCTATTTTTGACGAAGACTTGGCCTTTAATGAAAACAACGAAAACAGTATTATAAAAAATTATTTAAATAAAAACATTAAATTTGTTTTTTATGAAAATATCTATAACGATGATTTAACCGTTGACTATTTTGTACCAATAAAAACATTATACTCGGACAACTTTCCACAAGCAAGCGATAACGGATCTTTAGTCTCAATTGAATTGCGTGATTTTTATTTTTACTTTGAGTCTCAAACGGCACCAAGAATGCTTTTGACAGATGTTTCTTTAAGTTTTGCAATATCAACATTATTAGACTCAGTAGGATTTTCAAATTATACATTTAAAAGAATAGGGTCAGAAAAAGATCCAACTATTCCCTTTTTCTTTATTGCTCCAAATCAAACTATCGCTCAAGTATTAAATGAATTGGCAGTTTCAACTCAGACTGCAATGTTTTTTGATGAATATAATAACTTTGTTGTTATGAGCAAAAACTATATAATGCCAAATGCTGGAGAACGAGATTCATCTTTTACGTTAATTGGTACAGATAATCAATTAAACTTTGGTCCAATTAAAAACAAGCAGTCGTCATTAGAATTGCCCAATATTATTTCCATATCATCAAACGATAAAAAAATATATAATGATGGAAAAATAAATTATACTCAAAGGTACATACAAAGATCTTATGGCTCTGTTAAGCAAAGCACTTTAGTTGATAAAGAAAAAACATGGATATATAAGCCCTTGCCGCTTTGGGAGGCATCTGGAGAAGATACGCCAAAAACAATAAATTCACAAGTAAAAAAACAATCTAGCCTTATCCTTGGGGCTATGCCAATTAATTCCAATTTGCCTGCAGTTGCTCCATCAGTTTATAATAGGGCTATTATAAATAATGTTGTAGATCTTGGAGAAAATATTTATTGGATAACAAAACATAAGGGATATTTTTATTCTAATGGAGAAATTATTAAATATGATGCTGTTCAATTTAATATAACTGGAACTGGAAATGTTTGGATCTCAAGTAATCAAGAGTATCAAGAGTATATGGGATCTCTTCCGTTTAATGGAAAAATATATCCTACTGGATTGATTAGAATTTTAGCAAATCCATACTACGAAACAGTAGATGGAGAAATAAGAATAAAGAATGGTCCAGTTTTTGAACATGGCAGAGGACAATTTGGAACTTTAATCAGTGAGCACTCATCGGGAGTAGCAAACCACTGGACCGAAGAAACGTATCTTCGTGGATGTAGCATGAAATCGGAATATCTGTTTACTACCAATTCAACGATTGAATATCCTTTAAGCCTTACAGAAGGTGCTGCTGGCGTTAATAATGCCCTGGCTAAAAAATCTTCAAGAACTGGAATAATAAGAAATTTTATGGCAAGTAATTATTTAACAGAGACAGAATTAAATAGTTTACAAGCAACTCAAAGTGGAACTCTTCAGTCATCGGCGTTAGTTATGGCTGGTCCGTCATTTACCTCTACAGATATCCCGATAGACTTTATATCTTATGTATACAAACCCTTAAACAATTCTTATAAACATTTTGGAACTAGAATAAGAATTATTGGAAATCAAGGAAGCAATGAAGACAGACTTCAGACCCCAATAGGCAGTGCGGCATATTATCAAGTGCCAACAACACAACCAAATCAAAACTCAAGTATTGGCGGAGGCTCTGGTGGCCTTGGCTTTATGATTAACCCAGAAACAAACAATGGATATTATTTTGAAATAGTTGCTTTAACAGAAAAAAATGTTGAATCATACTTAAAGATTAAATCAGACGGATCATCTGAAAACAATATCTCAAATGTTGTTTTTTATAAAATTAAAAAAGATAGTTCTGGAAATGCTATACCAATAAAACTTTGGTCAGGGCTAACCAATGTTTTGGTAGATGATGGTAGGTTTACTGGCCAGTATAGAAAATCTGGAGAAGAAAATCCAACCGTATATGACTTGGCAGTTGAGTATTCAAACGTTGGAACAACAAGAAAATTTTATTTATATATTAATAACAAGTTAATTGGTATAGTTGACGACACAGATCCATTGCCAGTGTACAATAATATTTCTCTTTTTGTGAGAGGATCTTCAAAATGCATGTTTGAAAATATTTATGCTTTAGGGGAAAATTATTCTCAGAACACAGTATTTAATGTTACGGACTCCATATCTTCAGTATTCGGGGCAAATCAAGTTAACGCTAATTCGGCATTAAGAAAATATGCAATGAGTGGAATTGTTCAATCTACATATTTAAGTGGAATATCTAGTTTAGAGCCACCAAGATATAACATGTATTATGATGAGTTTGGTTCTATTTTTAGAGAGGTTGAATATTTTAATATAAAGTATGATAAGGCGTATCCAGCACTATACGCAAAAATTTCTCCCACCACAAGCACAATAAAAGGATACGTTGTTTCCGGTTTTCAAGCAGACTCCTATGGAGCAGAATTTTTAGTATTTAATGCAACAGACTCTTACCTTATCTTAGATGGAACTGGAGGCAATTCTTTAAAAATTCAAGGAGTAGCATTTACACAAGACACAACATACACGTTATCTGTAGATGATTATTTTAACAAAAAATCAAATTTTTCTGAATTAGACAATTTAGACAACATCACGGTTAGGTCTGAGTTAGTAAACATTCAAGATTACAACCAAATTAAACAAAGCAGAATGAATCATGGCATCAGTAGTTTTACTTTAGAAAGTCCATATATCCAAACATATTCGGATGCTGAAAACATTTTAGGATGGATTATTGAAAAATCTATGAAATCTAAAAAACTTGTCGGTGCAGAAATATTCTCATTGCCAATACTTCAATTAGGAGATATAGTTCAAATCGATTATAATAAAGATGGAGTAGATCTAATTTCGGACCCCGACAAACAATTTGTTATTTATAATATAGACTATAAAAGAAATGGAAGCGGTCCAAATATGACATTATATATGGCGGAGGTGTAATCTTGCCTACAGACTCTCAAAACTGGGAAAGACATGCTGCTGCAAAAACTTATGCTCCTGCTACCCCACCACAATCTACAGTAGAAAAATATACAGTTCAAAAAGGAGACACCCTTTCAAAAATTGCTGTAGATGCTGGGATATCTTTACAAGAATTAAAAGATTTAAATCCTAAATTTACTTCAGATCCAAAATACAAAAATGGAAATATGATTTGGTCTGGAACAAAAGTAAATTTGCCTGGCAAAGAAGCGCCAATTGAAGAGACGGTTAAGGATCCAGTTCAAGAGCCACCAATATTCCAAGGGCCATTTTCAGAAGATCCTGGAATTATTTTTACGCCAACAATTACAGCAGTTCCAATAAGTTTACCACCTCCCCCTCCACCACCACCTACCACCTACAAGGTAAAGATTGCTAACCCAGAGGTAATTTTATTTGATGACGATACTCTGCCAGCCACAACTTTAATTGACATTTTATTTGAAGACATTGGAGGACAAGAACTTTTATCTATCTCTAGACATGACATAATTTCAGGAGACTATGTTCCTAATCAGTTGATTAAAAATTTAACATCTTTAAATCAAGAATTTTCTTCAAAGCGTCTATTAAGCCTACAAAATACTTCAGATAAATATTTTTCTAATTTTGGTATTAAATTAGAAAGCAAAATACCATTTGTTGGTGGCGGAGCAAATGGAGAAAATGTATATTTAAATGATAACCAAGATGTTGTTATTGATTTGATAAATTTAGATATAGACGAGCAGGTAGAGGTTCAATTAAGCATAAGTGGTACAATATATACTATAGTGCTTGAAGCGGGAGAGTCATGATAACTAATACTGGCAAATACATTATTGCAAAATATTTACTGGGACAGACTCCAGCCTATGCATCATATATGGCTCTCGGCTGTGGAGCAAAGCCTCTAGATACGTCTGATACCCCAATAGACTACTCTGCAAAAGAAAGTCTAGATTTTGAAATGTTTCGTGTGCCAATAAGTTCAAGAGGGTATGTTGTAGAAGACGGACAGTCCAAGTTAGTATTAACGGCAGAATTGCCAACAGAAGAAAGGTATGAAATTTCTGAAATCGGTATTTATTCTGCTGGATCAAACCCTTATGCTGCTTCATATGACAGTCGAACTTTGCTAACTTTTACACAAACAGAAAACTGGCAGCATGTTTCTTCAAACGCAACCGTAGATATTGCAAGAATTACTCAGCCATTAGACGGAGTATTGTCAGACAACGTAATTGAGACAACCTCAAAAATTTTTGAAACTAACGCAGACAACAAAATATTTTATAATACAAGCAGAGCAGCAAGGTATGAACGTTGCAGGTATTATAATAATATTATTGCAATTCGTGGAGACTCTTCTATAATGACAACTTCAGGTGGGCATTTAGTTGTAGGAAATGACCCTGAACACATTAGAACAAGTGGAATATCTTTAGATCTTTCCAAAAATGCTCCATCAGATGAATTAAGCCTAGCATTTTCTGTAATAAATAAAGACGGAGATTCTGTAGCAGTTCCAGATACAGTTAAAATTATTGTTGAGTTTGTTAGTAGTAGTGATGAAACTAAGTTTTCTAGATTTGAGGCAACTGTTGCCAATGGCAGTGGTTCTGGGCAACAAAATTTTGCAACCAATAGGTATTGTGTTGTAAAAAAACAAAAACAAGAACTTTACACTACGTCAAATTTTACTTGGGCAACTGCCGATACGATTAACGTTTATGCATCAGTTGTTGATGGTGGGACTGAATCTGATAACTTTTATGTTGTTTTAGATGCCCTAAGACTTGAAAACTTAAACACACCAAATCCGCTTTATGGCCTGGTAGGGTATTCTGTTGTTCAAAATGATAATGCTACAACAATTATTAAATCTTCAAACACAAGCAACTATGTAGAATTTAAATTTTCC